GATTGAATATATTGAACTTGTGCATATAGTTTTTCATATTTTCTGTTATAAGAAGCAATTAAATTGCCTCCACCAAAAACACTACTACCAGCTCTGTAAGGAATTTGAATATTGTATGAATCAACACCTGCATTTGTTACTTCAAATAATGTTGAATTCAATGTTTCGGATGTTACTCCGCCAACATCTTGTGCATTATTAAAGAATACATAAGAATTTCCTTCATCTTCAAATCCATGATTTTTATGATTAACTTTTACAATAGCGTTGTTGTTTTTAAACAGCGTTGAAGTAGCAGTTGATTCAGATATAGATGAGGTTTCAATTGGATCTATTTCTAAAGATTCATACCCCAAAGATTTTTCTTTAATGAACAAGTCTGCTGTTCTGCTAATATCAAATTCTGCTCTGTATAAAGTAAACTTTGCATCTTCAAAAAGATCTTCTGTCCAATTGTCAATATTTTGTGATTTATATAAAGAACCTAATGCAGGTTGAGTTGTAACTGTAATGTTTGTAGAAATGTCAGAATCTCCTAATTTAGAAGACCACATTTCATATTCAGTAGAATCAGTTTCTACAACCAAAGCATAGTTAGCATTATTTTGAAGATATATTGGATACTTAAAGTTAAATCTAGTTGGTGTAGTAGAATCGGTCACTGCAAATGTATCAAAGTCATCATTTGCTACACCCATAACAACTGCAAAAGTATCAATTTCAATCTTTGCTTTAACTACTGCTCCAGCAGCACCAGATCCTGTTCCTCTTACAACGATTGATGGGTTTTCTGTATAACCGCTACCAGGAATTACTAATTCTGTCGTATATACTTTACCACCAGAAACTTTACATGAAGCTGAAGCAGATGTTCCTCCTGGTAATTGTGGACTTTCAATACTCAAAATAGCATTATCATAATTATTACCTACAGAATCAATTAAGATTTCAGAAATTTTTCCAGAATCTTTTGCAATAGTTACAGTTAAATTAGTACCTTTTAGATTATTTTCAGCAGTTAATGTATCACTCGTTAACTTTTCATTTTGTGTGAAGTAAATTCCATTATAATTTGAAAGAACTAATGTATAAACTTGTTCATTATTTAAAGTTACAATTCCACTAGCAGAAGCAACAACCTCTGAATTATTTTTATCATATACTTTTGCAAGTGGACCAGAAGCACCTGATTTTTCTCCATTGATAAGTTCACCAATTTTTAAAGGTAACGAACCACTTGTATATACTTTTAACTTAGTTTCTGGATTCAAAGAACACTCTGTTCCTGGAATAATATTTTTTGCTGGTTTTCCTAAATCTACATTGGTTAGATATACTCTAATTGGAATGTCAGAACTCTTTTTGTTAAAGAAAAGATCTACACCAGTAGCAAAAACACCACCTTTATAATTTTCAATTTTGAAAGTTTGTGCCAATGGATTTGGTCTTACTTCAATATCAGTATTGCTATCAATTAATTGTACTCCTTCATTTGATTTAAAGTAAGATGGTCTTGTTGAAATAATTGAAGAAGGACTTTGTGGAATAATACCAGTAGCATAATATTTTACTTCTGCATAAGTTTCTACAGTATTTTTACTTTCATTTTCAGAACTTGATGTAAATCTGATAGTTTTTATACCAGTAGGGAATCTTAATGATTTTCCTGTAGTATCATAAGTTATAGATTCTATATTATTATTCCAAGAAGATCCTTCTACTGGAGCAGAACCTGCTGGAATAATAATGACACCACTTGCATTTCCATTTTCATCTGTAACAATAGATCTTCCAAAAGCAGTAGAAGAGTTTCCAGCAATACCAGTAAACTTAAAGTCTGGATTAACCCATCTTCCAATATTTGTTCCTTCCATGAAAACAAATATTTCAGTTTCTGGCTTCATTCTACCAACAGTAAATTTAACTGCTTGGGTTCTTGCATAATATTGAACAGCATTCAATACAGATTTGTTTCCAATAACATTTCTATTGATACCTTGCGCAAGTTCATAATTTTGAGGACTTATATTAGAACTACTGGAAATCAAAGCTAGATCTACACTTGTCTTAGATTTCTCTACATTTAAAGAAGTAAGAGGATCAATGTTATAGAACGTTCTATCTGTTCCAACCCAGTTAACAATATAATTATTGTAAATACTTGATATAGCAGAATCAGTAGTTTGTTTTGCAGAAAAAATAGAGAACAATCCAACATTATCATTTACAACCAATGGTTTTGTAGTATTGTCATACCATTGATCTACTTGTGGACTTAAAGATCCATCACCAGCATATTGAATTACTACAAATGGATTTGGATTAATTTTCTTTGTAGCAAATTGATTTTGAACAAGATTTAAATTTGTAAATGGTAAAGTAACAATACCATCATTGTTAACATATCCACTAATTGATCTTTCTTCATTTGATTGATATAACTCTTCAATTTTTAAAGAATCTTCTTTTGCTTCTGGTCTTAATACTGATTGTTGTGTATCAATAGAACACTTGTAATCAATAGAAGATAAGTTACCAACTTTATGAGATTCAAAATTGTCAACAATAAATCCAACTTTAAATTTATCAATGCCAACTTCATCTTTGATTTGCATGTTCAAAGCTTGTTGCTCTAGGATGCTTAATGTAGTATAATGTTCAAGACGCTCAATACGCTTTTCTAATTTTCCAATATCACGCATCGTATATCTACGATTGTCAACTGCAATAATTTTTACATCTTCACTTGTATTTGTAAATGCAGGAATATAAACATAATACAAAGGAATGCTATCATCTATAGATTCTGGTTTTGTTGGGTTCAAAGAAGAATTGCCCTTCTTAACAACAAAATCTCCTTTCTTAGTCAAGAATATTCCATCAATTCTATCTAAGTATTGTGATTGACTGAATGAAATTGTATAATCAATATTTGAATCAATTGCTGGAGTGCTACTTGATACACCACCAGGTCCATTGAAACTAATAAAATTGGACTTGCTTAAAATAGAATTGTCTTGGAATCCAGTTATTAAAGATGTTGTATCTACTTTTGGTCTAAAATCAACGACATCCTTGAGTAAAAGATTGCCATAAACAGAAGAATTAAAATCTGGAATTTCTTCTTCGCCAACACCAGCTTCATGTAAGTATGAATCTACAGTACAGAAATCACCTTGAGAATGTTCAAAATAATCAAATCCAACAACTAATTGACCGTTTGGTGATTCAAATCCAGGTTTCAATACAATTCTTGAAATATCATAAAAAGTATCTCTTTGACCATTATCAAATGTAAATCTATTTGTTACGTCTTCGCCACTAATCAAATTTCCACTTAGATCAACCACAGGTGGATTTGCTCCGCCAACATAAACATATCTTAACTTGTATGCATCAGAGTAGCTAAATGATTCGGTATCTTCTGTGTCATAATCATATCCTCTAAGTGGAATTACTCTATCTCCACTAGATGAAATAACAATTCTCTTATTAATAACCGAAGTTTTCAATCTTGGTTTTGCCTTTGAAACTTCTAATGTTGCTGTTAGTTTTAATGTAGGGAAAGGTGCTGAAAGATTTTCTCCAAAGAAATTACTGGGGAGATTGATAGTAACACTTCCAGAAGTAAGACCACTTGTAGAATCTGTAGAAGTAGAGATATTTACATAACTTTCATCAATATAAAGAATATCCCCATTTTCTACTTCAGTAGATGATCCTTTATCTAAAACAGTAATAATATAATTTTCTTTTTCGTATTTTACAAATCTCTGTGTTCCAAATGGCAATTGAGCAGCAAAAGTTAAATTGCCTCCAGAAGAAGCAGCTTCAACAACAAAATCTCTTCTAAAATAATATTTAAATTTAGAATCGGATACATCTTTTACTAAAGATTTTGTTTGCTTACTACCTGTTGGGAATAGTAAAGTTGATGTCGTTGTATTTGATTGTTTTGGTCTTACAGAAACAACAGATGAATTTAATACATTTTCTTGTAAAACAGAATCTAAATATATTCTTGTCTTTATAGTTCCTTCTGGGCTAGTTGTATACTGTACAATAGACTTATTAACATTTCCAGTAGAATCTGTAAATTGAATTAGGTCACCCTGTTGCAAATATTTTGATGCATCATCACCAAAACCATTTGATTCTAGATACTTATAACCCTTTGTCCCAGAAAAAGTAAATGAAGTTACTTGTGTAACATTAGAATATTTTTCTCTATTCAAATCAATATCAGCACTAAACTTATTCGTATTACCAGATCCAAATACAGAGTATAAAGATTTTATATTGTTTGGAGAATAGTTAAGTACTGTATTTTTAAACAATACAGCAACAATTGTTGCTTCAGGATTTGGAGATGCTGTAGGTCCACTAACTAAAGCTTTTACTGTAGGTGGAGTTGCATAAGTTTGCAAAGTTGCATTTCTATCTGCAATTACAACTTTATACAAAGTTTGGTCTCCAGAAATCCCTAATGATATTTTAGAGTTATCATATTCAACACCATTCAAAGAAATTGTAGTGTTTTCTGCAGGATATCCAGATTCTTTTTTCGTAACAATAAAATGAGAGATTGTATTTTCAATTGCGATTCTTCTTACGTTGTTGTCTTCATCGGAAATTGTTTCACCTGGAAGAAAATTGCCAGATAAAGTTTTTACGAATAACTGATTTGCAAAAGAAAATGCTCCTCCAGAAGTTCCTTCAATGACGCCATAGGCACCACTCTTTGATCCTGTAATATATTTTCCAGGGAGAAATGTATTTGATGCAACTTCATCATCTAATGTTATTTTTGTAAAGAATATTGGATTGAAGTAACTATAAGAAAAAGTGCCATCATATCCATTAATACCTTTAGAAATAATTTTATCAACGTTTGAATTAAATCCTGCAGGAAGATCTTTAAAGTAAAAATTCTTTGGTTTTGAAATTCCAACCAAAGGTGTAATTATTTCATTATAATCTCTAATTGCAGCAAATTCATTAGAACTTGCCTCTGCATCTTCTTTTGATCTATAGAGAAATGTTTGTCTTACCGATACACTTTCATTATATTCTTTAAAGAATATATTTAAATCATTTTTATTTCCATAAACTGTTAACTCCATGTAATCTGTTTGACCAGACCCATCAATTTCTGGTCTCTTTACAAGAGAGTATGCAATAGACTTTACTGAAGAAACTTCAGTTTCTGATCTTTTAAACCAAAGATCTCCAATTAAAGTTCTAAAATCATTAGATGCATCTACATCACCAAAGTTAATTGAAGAATCTAAACTCAATTCTAAGTAAATTGTTTTAATACCAATGTCTTCATTTGAGAACGTAGTAGTATCTGAAATGTAAGAATATTGTTCTCCTCTTCTAGAAACAGTAGTTTTGTAATCATTTGAAGCTCCATTGAGTCCAATACTACCGTCATTAAACGTGGAGTATAAGTATACATCTGGATATGAAGTCAATTCAGATCCATCTGTATTTAAAGGAATAGATCCATATGTGTTTGTAATTTTAAAGTCAGATACTCCCCTTCCCTTTAATGTAATATTATCTCTATCAAGACTATCCCTTGCTTTATCAATCTCTAAAAACTTTGTGTCTTTATTAACAATTTCATAACCTTTTACGTATGCTTTTCCTGGTCCAATAGAAGCAATCATTTTTTTCTTTGCTTCTTCTAGAGAGATACCATTAACAGTGTTATCAGAATTTAAATCATAAACTCCATTATTAGTATCATTCTGATAAAATTCTCTAATATTTACAGAAAAATTATCTACTACATAATCACCAGATTCGTCATAAGTTCTTTTTGCTAACGTATCTTCAATTAATGTATAATCTGCTTTCTTAATCTGCTTTTCAATAATACCAGATTTTACTTTTAGTATCTGAATAAAGTTTTTATCTGTAATTTGAGAGTAGTCATACTTTTCTAGAGAAAGAGATATTTTTAATCTACTTGCTCCAGGAGATGCAAAGTTTGAATAACCTCTTGCATTATCATATAAAGAACTATCTTCCTCAGCAAAAATCAAAGATTCTGAAATTTTGAATCCTACTTTTGCTGAAGGTCTGTTATAATACTTGTTTATAATAAGTAGTTCTTCATCATTGCGAACAAAAAATCCATTAACAAAATAGATACCTTCTTCAACTTTTACAGCTGAAGAATGACCCATTGCAGGACTTAATTCATTAGATACTTCTCCAGTATCTGGATCTACAATAGATATGCTAGTTGGGAGGACGCTACCATCGGTTCCAACGATCAATAGAGGAGTATTGATACCATTTACTACTTCAAGTGTTTCACCCTGCCTGAAGGTCCTCTCAGTAGCAGCATCGCCACTTGTGGTATACTTTACGTAAATTGTATCCGCTTCTGATTCTGTAGCATAATCTGTCTCAATAACAGTAGCTATAACTCCAGATGTAATACCTTGTAATTTTTCACCTACTAGTTGTTTTATATCATACTTACGATAAACAATTTCGCCATCAACATTAACTGCAACTTCTGATACAGAAGATAATTTTACATAATCTAAATTATTGTTTAAACCAACTTCTCCAGGTACAACAAGTTCTCCTTGTTTAAACTGGAACTTGCCATAACTTTCAATTTGATTTTGCAAAATAGACTGCAAAGTAGTAAGTTCCCTACTTTGGATAGAATATCCAGGTCTAAAAAGAACTCTGTAAAAGTTCTTGGATGGATCAAAATCATCAAAGTAGGGATCTACATTGAGGTTAGTCTTCTGTGGCATTTTACGAGTCTATCTACTTTTGTTATTAATAAACAGACTTAATCAGAACTCTATAACTAGTTTGATATCTTCAATCTGATCAGGAGCTCTCGTGATTAGTCTTCTATTCTCTATGTATATGACATCTCCGCTATTATTGTCAATTTCAGGAAGCGAAATGCCATTAGTAAATGTTCCGAACAAACTTGGACCAGATGCAGCGTTATAAGTGTTATCAATAGTTCCTGCAGTAACAGAATTAGTTCCATCAACAGTTGCGGCAAGTGAAGAATCAAATGCTCTTACAACACCATTATCTTTGTGATATTCTGTAGATTGGAATATTTTTAGTACACCATTGAAAGAACCTACAGTATCTGGTTCCCAAGAAACAACTGTTCCTTTTGCAGTTAGTCCACCACCCAAATCTTGAGTTACAACTTCATCTACAATATAATCAGCACCAGCTCCTGTAATCTTTAATGCAGTCAATCCATTCAAGGTGTCTGCAATTGCAAGAGATCCATTTGAGGTTGGGTCTTGAATAATACCAATTCTACGGAAATCATTATCAACAGGGAAATCTCCACTTCCTTCATTTGATGCCAAACGAATGTTTGTTAGAACTCTCTTTCCATTCAATTCTAACTCCATATCAGCACCGTATCCTCCCTGAGGTGGAATTACAACTTCAATATTTGCTTGACCACCTGGATTTGCTGGTGTGGTCAAAGTAGGGTTGCCAAATAGTCCATTGGCAGTTGCACCAGACCCTGTACCAGTAGCAAATGTAACAGATCCGTATGTATAACCAGAACCTCTGTTAGTTGAATATGTTTCTACAGAAGTAATAACATTACCACTAACAGTAATTACTGCAATAGCACCAGATCCATCGCCAACAACTGGAGCATAATAAGTTCCATTAGTCAATCCAGTTCCTTCATCTTCAATTACATATGCATCAATTGCTCCATCAACAACTTGTGTTGCTAAAACATTTGCTCTAGTTGCTTCTGTTGGCAACACAATTGGCATAAAATCAGTTGTGAGGAATCTCATAACGTCATCTGTTGGAATAGTATACATATATTTCCAAACATACGTACCAGTAGATTCTCTAAACAATCCTGTGCTAGAATTATAAGTTCCTACAGATGGAGTAATAGAAGGTTCTTCAGTTGATTGTGATCCATTTGAGTTTTGAACACAAGACCAAACTTGATAAGAAGAATTCATTACATAATATTTTGCAGAAGAAATTGATGGAGCTCCATTTGCCGCTGTCTTACCAGTTCTTCCAGTAGAAACACCTGAGTAGTCTGGTTTCCACATATCATAGATTGTGCCTGCAATCCAATTGTATCTAGTTACTACAGTTCTAACATAATCAGATGAAATTCTTTTTGCAGAAATTAGGTCGTCATAGACAGCATATTTTTCTGTCTGGTTATCTAGTGGTTGAGGTGGAATTTCATCGGTAGCATATCTGTAAACTCCTGTTACAGCTTGAGCACCAGTGTTAACTCCGCCCGAGTAACCAAGTAAAGTTGAACCAACACTTGGTGTGCTAGAGATTCCTGCCGCACCATTTACATCATAGAGAAGAAGACTTTCTTCAAAAACTTGTCTTACTTTTGCTCTAAAAGTTGAAGATCCGTAGTTAGCACCGACGAAAACTTCGTCTCCAACATTAAATGCTGTAGCATTTTGACTGTAAATTTCTAGATATGCGTCCCATCTTTGAGGACGACCTACAAAGAAATACATTCTAGTTCTAGCGGTATCAGACTCTCCACTGCCTTCAGTAAAAGACTCTATAAACTGCTTCGCATTAAAAATTCTAAACTTTTCTGAGATGATGGCAGGCATTTAAAAAATCTCTTCTACAATTTCTGATATATTTATACAATTAAGCATTAAAAGGTTCTGATTAAATCTCCAGCATCATGTGGTTTTGCTGTAGTTCCGTCTACACCTCTAGTAACTCCAATAAAACGATCTGTTAATTTAGATGTATATTCAATTATTTCATCACCAAGTAAAAGTTTTCCTGATGCTGCAAATCTACTAGTGTCTGGAACGTATATTGTATTATCAGTTGCATTTACTGCAATATCTAGATATGATGCAAAATTTTGTATTGATGGATAAGCAGAATTAAATCTAAGATCAAGTGTAGTATTTACACGAACAGTTCCAGGTTCATCAAAATCTCCAATTGTCAAATCTGGATATAGATTTGAATAATCTTCAATTGTTAGTAAAGAAACATTTGAGTATCCAGTTTCAACAAATTTAAATCCTTCAAAAGTTCGTAAACTATTTCCTAATATATCTTGATTATAAAAATCTGGATATTCATTAAATGCTTTGTCAATAGATCCAAGCAATCTTGTAAAGTTTATAATTGTTTTATCAATAGAAACTTCAACAAGTTTTACATCAACTTCAACAACATTAACAGCAGTGCTGAAAGTAGTTGAAGACATTGATATTTCTTTTGCAGAAACATCAATCTTACTTACAATTTCATGAGAAACAGAAACATCTAACTCATTTTCAATAGTTATTTGATTAATACCTACAAATTCATTATTAAGTTCTGCAGGTGAAGAAACAGAAGCATATAATACAACTCCATCTGGTTGATATCCGCCAACTATTGCTGTAATTGTTGATGTAACAAAATTACTTGATTTTACATTTGTTTCTGTAGGAATTTTAGAGAAACTAATATAATAATCAATCTTTCTATGATCTTTATCTCTAAAATATCCACGAGAAATTACTACTTTTGGTGGTTGTGTATATCCAGATCCAGGATTTGTTAATACAATATCAACTACCATGCCATTTAATACTATGGCTTCTGCTTTAGCTCCACCGCCATTATTATCAACAGGAATAAATTCAATTTCTGGTGGATACATGTATCCATAAACAGTTGATTTATCAACTATTCCAAATTCAGTATATAGATTGTAATCTCTTTTATTCCAGACTAAATTAGAAACTGACCCATTTGATAGTTCAGCAACTATACCTAAACCAATTCCTTTTGTAAATCCGTTATAATTAGTTGCTGATACTTTTGCATATATTTCATTATGTACAATAGTTCCAGGTCTAAAATCTTTTGAGAATACAGTATCAGGTATTGAAGTTATTTCTCTAAAGTCAGATTCCCCATCAATTTTAATCTTATCGCCTTCTTTTAAGTTTGGAATCATCGATGGTTTTAAATCCCATTCTTTTTTAGCATGTGCAGTATCATATGCAAATGGAGAAGCAGTTCTTGGAAGTCTTCTTAGTCCTGTCTCTGCATCTAAATCATAAGTAAAATCTGCAGTTACTTCATTGCTTAATTGATAACTTACATTATTGGGATTGTTTAATGAACCATCATATGATAGAATGTGAGTTCCATTTGGATCCAATATTCCAAACTCATTGCCAACCACAATATTATTACTAGAAATAACAAAATCTACCCTATTTAAATTTTGATCAAAAAATACTTTTTTAATATGACCAATTATATTCAATTCTCCAGTAGTTGTATTTAATTCAAGCAATGTAGTACCATTTACAACTTTAGAAAGATTGTAATTTGATGGTGCAAATAATTGGAAATATTGTACAATTTTATTATACTCTGTTGCACCTACACTAGAATCTGTAATGCTAAAATTGACTTTATTATAATAAGTTTCTGGCTCAAAATCATAGAAAGTTAATTTTTTCTCAATATCTCTACCATAGAATAATAAGATATCAACCCTTGGAGAAATTTGAGTTCCGTCATCAAGTATGTGATATGAAAGTGGTTTTTTAAATGTAATAGTGGCGCCACTGATTATATAAGATTTTGATGCATTTTGTAAAACGCCATCTACAAAAACATACGCATATCTAGTATCATCAATTTTTCTTGGAATGTTTGTTTTACTATCAAAGATTAAAAATGGTCCAGTTTTTTTAATAGATACTCTTTCGTTATCTATTGTTAACGATTCATAACTACCAACTCTAGTAATAAAGGTTTTGTCAATAGCTATTGGTTCTTGTGTAGTTATAGAATTTAAATTTTGTTCCCATTTCGGTGCTTCTGTGAAAGATATAATATCTGGTTCATTTTCATCACTAGATCTTACAATGTTGTAAGATTTTGGCAATTGCAAAACTCCATTTAAGAATACAAGAAGATTTTCATTTTCGTCTGTTTTAACTATAGAAGAGTCTTCATAATATAATTCGAATTCCTTTGTTTCGCCATCAATATAATCTACATTTGTTTTAATTACAGAATTTACACCATTTAATAATACAGATTCCAATCCGCCGTAAAGAGACGAAATAGAATCTACTACGTCATCACATTCTTTTGATCCAATAGAATCATTATAATCTGGATATGATATCAATTTAGAATCTGCAATGATATCATAATTAGAATATGTCTTTCTATTTGTCCAATTTCCAGATCTCTGACTATTTTCTGGTTCTGGTTGAACTAAACCAATGCCATTAAGAAGTAATGTCTTTACAATATTTGAATAAGAATCTAATGAAGATTCTACTTCAATACATGATGCTAAGAATGGTTCTGGATCTGATAAAATATTTTGACCTGTAAAAGGTATTTCTGAGGTATAAGTTCCATTGGGCAATAAGGTTCTCATTGCTAAAACCATTAATGATACTGCATATTCAAATGCTTCAACAGACTCTGTGAGTTCATTATTAATAAATTTTAAAGTGTTGCCATTATAATAAGATTTTGCAAATTCAATTATCTTTTCAGTTCCGCCATATCTTAAAGAATAAACAACAGCATCCACTAGATAACCAGTATCTCTCTTACATTTTGTTTCGTCTGGTATGACTAATAATGGATATTGTGCTTTAATATATCCAAGAGTTTCTTCTTGAATGTATAATTTATTTTTCTCAATTAAGTTAGACGCATCATAAAACGTTCCATTGTTTATTTTACTTAAAGAAAATGTTACTTGTGGAATAGTAAAGAAAGATGTTACTGATGTTAAAGTAGCCGCTCCAACCTGTGCAACGTTAACATCACCAACTTCTATAATTCCTGTATCTTGTATTTGTACACCTGCATAAACTTCATTTAGTAAAATAATTACAGTTTGTCCTGGTTGAACATCTAGAGAATTTGCAATATTAGAAATAAAAGAATTATTTGAAACTCTTACTTGAGTATCATTAACAATTTCAGTTACTGTAGTTCCTTCAGCATATTGAGAACCACTACTGATATTCATTCCAATAACAATACCAAATGTAGAATCAACTTGAATAATATCAGTTTCATTATTTGGAGCAATTACTGCGTTTGTAACAGTATAATCCCAATTTCTTATTGCTGCTGCGCATAGTTTTGCTGCATATTTAAAAGCATCTAAAGATTCTGTAATCTGATCTGTAATATGATCTACTGTATTATTATTATAATAAGATTCAGCTGCTGAAATGCTCTTAAAGTTTCCTCCAAATCTAATGTCATGTTCTATAGCATCTATAAAATATCCAATATCTCTAGAACACTTTTCTCTAAATTGGTTCCATGCAATGTTTGGATATTTTTCGGTAACATATCCAATAGATTCTTCAACAATAAATTGTCTATTGAATTTTATTTGATTTGCTGCATCTAACCATCTACCATTTCTCTGGAAGAAATTTCTTACTTTCCTTAAATACTCTTCATTTAAAGTATCAATTTTGAATTTAAATGCTCTTCCATAAAAAGTTTGAGGAGGAACATTTTGACCTTCTGCTGTTCTTTCTCCAAGAGGAGCATCTGCAAAAGTAATGTTTGTTCCAGAAACTGTATATGCTACTTTTGGTTCCTGAACAACTCCATCTAAAGTAATTAAAAGTTCTTCTTCATTATATGGTGTTAATGGATTGTTAGTATTTTTATCTTGAATTGTAAAAGTTTTTGTAACACCATCAAATGCTGGAGATATACTTATTTCAGTAGCATATGTTTCTGTATTGTTTTGAGAATCAACTGAGACAGATCCTAATCCTCTTTCTTCATTAACATGATTATAATTAACAATTGACTGCTTTATAAACTTGCTAGTAGAAAGATTTGATACCTGTTTTGGAGCAAGGTTTATAATACTAAAGTTCTTTAAATTAGCACTCTTTACATCATTTTTTCCAAAAGATTCTATAACTAATTCTCCAAATAACTGGAATCCAGCTGGGTGAGTAGTTTCTTTAATTAAATTTCTCCAAACACTAATAGGTGTTTTTGATCTAATTACATACGAAAAATCTTGATAGAAATAAGAATCTGTTATTTTTTGAGAATTAGAACCAATTTTACCCTTATCAGATTTATAGTATCCAATGTTATCATAATATGTCTTTACATTTGGAGAAAACTCTGACGTAAAAATATCAATAATCTCTGCAGGTTTTTTTCTAAATTCACTCTGGACTGAAAGACCTTTAATAAAACTTCCAGTAACGTTACGTAGTCTTATAATATTACTTCCCTTTTTCCATCCATTTTTTGCTACTATACCAGTAGCATAGACTACGCCATTACTTTCAGATACAACCTTTTCTCCTTCTGTAAATGCATCTTCGTCAACATTAAAAAGAGTTAATGCAGTAGTTGACAAATACTTTCTGGATAAAGTATCATCAGTATGATATAAGAATCCGCTATTTTCTATTTTTACACTTTCTGGAACGCCAATATTATCTGATTGGAAATATATTTTTACTGAAGTCTCTACAATTTTTATTGATGGAGCACTATTGTATCTTCCGCCATTTTTTAAGAATACAGATACAATTTCACCATCCTTAACAAAAACATCTATTATAGCTCCAGAACCATCGCCAATTACAACTGCTTTTGGATTAACATAGTTTTTACCTTTTTGAAGAAGAGTAAGACCAGTTATATTTTTTGATACTGGATTGTATTGAACATCAACAGTAGCTTCTAATTCTCTGCTTGGAGCTACACCAAAAATAGATGGTACATTTTCATAACCATCTCCAGGACTATCTATTTTTACAGATTTAATTCTACCTACAGCAAATCTATTAGTTGTAGAGTATTTAATTGTTCCTGATCCATCATATTGCGGAGTTGTTGTATAATCATAAACAAAAGAATTTTCTGTTGTGAAAACAATCTTCTTACGACCTTGTAATGGATCATTAATTATGTTAAAATAACTATCAGAAACATCAACATCATTATTTTTATCAAAGAAATAGTATCTTGTGTATTCAACTAGAGATTCATCTTTTACTAGAGCATTTCCATCAATAGCATTTCCAATAGGAGTTGATCCATAAAAATAACTAAACGTTTGTCCTGGTTTTAAAGTAATATAAGATCCATTTGCTCCAGGAGCAAAGTTTGACCTAAAACTATCTACAGCAATAATGTTTCTGTTGATACTTGGAGAAAATTCCAAGAAAGTATTTGCCATAGACGAATGACTAGTATCAAATTTATAACTATAATTTTTCTGTAAGTCTAATGTTGTTAGAATTTCAAAATTTGTGTTAGACTTAGAGTATTCAAATTTATTATATAAAGCAATTAATTCTGATACTGATGCTGTCTTGGCAGGAGAACTTTGATCAGTAAACAAAGTATTTAAATTAATATTTCTTATACTTGTTTCGCCATATTCATAATATAAAGTAAGTACTTGTGTATCTTTATCATATGACTTAACAAATGGATCTCCAGGATCTTGATCAAACAATTGTGTTCCTGGAGTAAAGCGATATTCAGATTCAATTAATTCGCATGTAGTGCCATTGTAATGATCTGTAATTAATGTATTATTTTGACCTCTTTCTACAACTACTTTGTTATTAGTAATATCAACTGATAATACTTTTACTGTTTCTTGACCTATTCTTAATAGATCATTTTCAGATAATCCTCTTACATTTACTAAAGAAAGAATATTATCAGTAGTTGATAATCCTATATGATCTACAATTGCAAGATAGTCTCTTGCATTTGGGAAATTGCCTTTATCTAAATCACTATCAGCAAAGGAAATTGTATCTCCTTTTCTATAATTTGTTCCTTTTGAAGTTATAGTTACTGTTGAAACTACTCCTGGATTAAAAACAACTGTAGTTAATGCACCTGTTATTGGAAAATTAGTTTGATTGTTTGTTAGTGTAATTGTATTAGTATCTCTATCAACAGATAATACAGATGTATCATTAGAAATATTTTGTCCACGAACTCTTATTCCAGGAAATACATGGGTCGTATCATCTACAACAATTGTATTTGTTGCGCTATTTGATGATGTAACGTTAACAATATAACCAATTGTAACTGTAGCTCTAGCATTATCAGATCCACCAGATCTCCCAATAACAGCACTATCTACGTCACCAACAGTTTGACCAAG